CGTAAGGGCATGGCGGAATACTATCATCTGGCCAAGTTGATTGGTAGACTTTAAAAAACTTAAAAATTTATAAAAGTGGTAGAGAGCTAAAACCCCAGTATGTGGTATTATATTTGTATATAACTGCTATACTGGGGTTTTTTTTTGAATTGAGGTGATGATATGGCGAACTTAAAAACAGTTACAAGAAAACTTCAAAAAGCTATATTATCTACTGGATTAATTATAAAAATTGGAACATCGCAATTCTACAGCCATGAGCAGGAACGATTGATAACAGTAACAATTATATCAACGCCAGTGTTTAGGCCAACAAAGCGTGGCGAATGGAAAGATTGTGATTATGAAATATTACGAACTGTATCCCAGCATGATGTGGTCATGTGCCTAAAAGAAATATGGGAGGCAGTCAGAAAATGAGGATAGACAGAGGTGATTAGATGGACTTAACGCCTAAACAGAAAGCGTTTGCAGATGAATACATGATATGTGGAAACGCAGAGGAATCGGCTAGAAAAGCAGGATACTCTGAAAAATATGCAAGAGGGAATGCTCATAAATTAGTTGCAAATAGTGGCATTTCTGCATATATAGCCGAAAAACAGTCCCTCATTGAAAAGCAAAAAGGCACTGACATTATGTCTCTGGCAGAAATTCAGCAACGCCGCTCTATGATTGCAAGAGGTGAGCTGACCGATTCATTCGGATTTGCCCCGGACTTCTCCGATCAGCTGAAATCCATGAATGATCTGGAGAAAACGCTTGCTATAAAAGAAGCCAGAGAAGAACAGAAGAAAGCAGAAGAAAAAGCCAGATTGCAAGGCGAATACCATATTGATCTGAATATTGTCCCGGACGTATTTCATAAAATGATTAGGGATATTCGAGCAAAGAAACATAGCGAATACATTCTCCCTGGCGGACGTGGTTCCATGAAGTCCTCAACTATATCTCTGATTATACCGGAACTGCTGAAGAATAATCCGAACATGCACGCTCTGATTCTGCGAAAAGTCGGAAACACTATCAAAGATTCTGTTTATGCTCAGATGAAATGGGCTATTGATAAATTAGATCTAAATGAGGAATTTGTTTGCAAGGTATCTCCTATGGAGATCACGTATAAGCCCACTGGACAGAAGATTTACTTTCGTGGTGCTGATGATCCATTAAAGATCAAGTCTATCAAGCCAGAGTTTGGATATATCGGAATAGTCTGGTTCGAGGAGCTAGATCAGTTTTCTAACCCAGAAGAAATCCGAAACATTCAGCAGTCTGCTATTCGTGGTGGTAATGAAGCATATAAATTCAAGTCATTCAACCCACCTAGGAGCAAGAATAACTGGGCGAATGAATATACAGCAGAAGCAGAAGAAAAAGATAAAAATGTAATGGTTGTGCATAGCACATACCTTGATTTAGGGATTGAACAAGAGTGGCTTGGCAACGTATTTCTCACAGATGCCGAACATCTAAAAGAAGTAAATCCAGACGCTTATGACAACGAGTATTTAGGACATGCCAACGGAAATGGTGGAAATATCTTTGAATATATCGAAGAAAGAACTATCACAGACGAAGAGATTAGCCATTTTGATAGAATTTATCAGGGGGTTGACTGGGGCTGGTATCCGGACAAATACGCTTTCTCCAGAATCTATTATGATTCAGCTAGAGAAACAATCTATTTCATTGACGAGATTTACGAAAACAAAAAATCAAATGAATGGACTGCGAATGAAATTAAGCGAAGACAGTATGACGATTACGAAATTACTTGCGATTCTGCCGAGCCTAAATCAATCAATGATTACAGAGATTTGGGACTTCCTGCCAGAGGAGCAATCAAAGGGCCGGGAAGTATTGAGTATTCTATGAAGTGGCTGCAAAGAAGAAAGCTTGTGTTTGATCCGAAAAGAACGCCAAATGCTTGCAAAGAGTTCAAGAAGTACGAATACGAACGTGACAAAGACGGAAATATTTGCAGCGGATATCCGGACAAGGATAATCATTTAATAGATTCCGTCCGGTATGGCTCAGAGTCATTGTGGAGAAGAAGGGGGTACAGCGCATAATGGTACTATCAGAATATTGTAGAAAAAAACTTGGTGATTTTTTAAAAGATAAAGTAAATATAAAAGAGGGATATACTTACGAGGAACAGGCAGTAATTGAAGATTCAATCAGAATGCTGATAAAAGCTGGAATATACCCACTTGATGAACTTCGAAAAGATATCTTAAGAGAGTGTTTGGTGCTTCTTCCCCGGGAATGGATGTTCGACGTAGCAAACAGTTAGCAGGTGACTAAATGGGACTAATAACAACACTAAAAAGGTGGTTTAACATGATTTTTAAAAAACAAGCCGAAGAGGATTTTAATATCCAGGCAGCAGAATTTCCAGAGATGGAGTCATTGATTAACCGGTGCGCGAACATCTACAGAGGTGTACCGGACTGGTTAGATGATAAGAATAACATCAAGACGATTAATTTTGCGAAATCTGTCTGCTCAGAAACAGCACGGCTCGCAACATTGGCGATCGGCATTCAGATAGATGGTTCTGCAAGGGCTACATGGCTACAGGAACAGATTGACAAGGTATATTTCCAGATACGTCACTGGGTAGAATATGGCTGTGCTTACGGAACAGTGTTTATCAAGCCGAACGGTGAAAGCCTTGACGTATTTACACCGGCAGACGTGATGATTGTGGATTACGATAACCAAGAGATTAAGGGAATCATATTTAAGGATTCTTATACAGTCGGCAGAAAATATTATACAAGGCTTGAATACCACCGATTTGTTGAGACAACTATAGACGGAGTTACGACCTATCCGTATTATGTTTCTAACAGGGCCTATGTATCAAAATCTCCTCAGTCCATCGGTGATAAAATCGACCTTAAACAGACCAAATGGGCTGACCTCATGGCAGATACGCCACCGATTCTCAAAGCGAATGGGGAGAAACTGGACGGGCCTCTGTATGGAGTACTTCGGACGCCACAGGCGAACAATGTAGATATCAGTACACCACTTGGACTTCCGATATTTGCAGAAGCTATTGAGGAATTAAAGGATTTAGATATTGCATACAGCCGTAATGCAAAAGAAATCCTTGATTCTAAGAGAACCGCTCTGGTGGATGATAGACTACTCATGCCGAGTGGATCACCAGTCTCTGCCATGACACCACAGGCAATGGAACACAGATGCTCAGAAATGGGTTTACCGGATTATGTAAAAAATGTATTCGGACAGGACGAAAAAGAGTTTTATCAGGAAATCAATCCACAGCTCAACACGGATATTCGTATAAGCGGCATAAATGCCCTTTTAAGCCAGTTGGGGTACAAGATTGGATTCTCTAACGGCTACTTCGTTTTCAACGAATCTAGCGGAATACAGACGGCTACAGGAGTAGAAGCGGAACAGCAGAGGACAGTGCAGTTTATCAAGGACGTGAGAGACAAACTGGAATCCTGTTTGGACGAAGTTATTTACGCGCTGAATGTCTACGCTGACCTGTACGGACTTGCACCTGTCGGAGCTTATGAAGTCAATTATGATTTCGGGGACATTCTCTATGTCAGAGAAAACGACCGTGCAAGGTGGTGGCAGTACGTGACTACTGGCAAGATTCCGGCATGGTTGTATTTCGTAAAATTTGAGGGAATGACCAAAGACGAGGCGGTAGCAATGGTTAAAGAAGCTCAGCCAGACGAACCAAAGCTGTTTGGAGATGAGTAATTATGTTAAGCCCAGAATATTTGCGGCAAATCACAGAGGGCAGTGAACAGATTGCTGAAGAACTGCATCAGTACATCATCTCTGAGATTGTGTCGAGAATGATGGCAAGAATTGGCAGGGGTGAGGACTATATCCTAACCAATGTGGATGCGTGGCGAATTCGTACATTGCAGGAATCTGGCGAACTGCTAGAGGACATTCTGGCAGAACTATCCAAATACACCAAACGTGAACAGCAGGAACTTCTTGAAGCGTTTGAAGATGCCGGAATCACTGCAATGAACTATGATGATAAGGTATACAAGGCGGCAGGGTTAAGCCCTGTACCGCTCGAACAATCGCCGGCTATGATAAGGCTCATGGAACGAAATATGCTTGCGACCATGGGCGAGTGGAAGAACTTCACACGAACAACCGCAAGTGTCGCTCAGAGGCTCTATATTGAGCAATGTGACCTTGCATATAACCATGTGATGACTGGGGCGGTTGGGTATACGCAAGCCATCAAAGAGGCAGTTAATAACGTTGTGAGTGATGGTGTTACCGTCACATATCCATCTGGCAGAAAAGACACGATTGAAACAGCGGTAGCACGTTCTGTCAGAACTGGCGTGGCACAAGCTACTGGTGACATATCCCTAAAACGCATGGAAGAAATGGACTGGGACTTAGTTCTGGTCAGTGCTCACATGGGAGCCAGAACGGGTGACGGTGGCGAGAATTCTGGAAACCACTCATTTTGGCAAGGTAAGATATACTCTCGTTCTGGTAAGAGCAAGAAATTTCCGCCGTTTTCTGTAACTGGATATGGAACAGCAAGTGGATTGTCAGGGGTCAACTGTCGGCACAGTTTTGGAGCCAGTGATGGAGAATTTAATCCCTATGCGGAACTATCAGCGCAGGACAAAGCAGACAAGGGCAAGCTATACGAAAAGGAACAGCGACAACGTACTTATGAGCGAAGAATTCGAAAGACGAAGAGAGAAGTTGCCGGCATGCAAGCGGCGGTCGATAACTGTAAGGATGAACAGGCAAAATTTGCCCTCCAGCAAGACCTTGACCGGAAGTCTTATCTTTTGCAGAAACAAAATGCTGCATACAAGGATTATTGCAAACAGAACGATTTGAGAGAACTGCAAGACCGGCTTATGATTGCAAAGTGGAATCGCCAGAACGCCGCAAAAGCCAGAGGAGCGGCAAGGAGATATAAAACAGCAAAGGGGATTGACTGATGAGTAGATGGAAATATTTCAATCCTAATCCTTCCGGGAATCGAGTTGGAGATTGTGCTGTCCGGGCAATATGCAAGGCAACCGGGTTTGATTGGGAAACAGTATTTGCCGGATTAATGGTACAGGCGTGTGCTCTGTCAGATATGCCAAGTGCAAATTACGTCTGGGGCGCGTACCTTTATAAGCATGGGTACAGGCGTAAGTTAATTGAACAGTCAGAACGATATATCTATACAGTCAACGACTTTTGCGTAGACCACCCAGCAGGCACATACATTCTCTGTATAGATGGTCATGTGGTGACGGTACAGGACGGTAAATTCTACGATACATGGGATAGTGGTAATGAGATCCCAGTATATTACTGGGAAAAGGAGTAGCTAAATGAGCATATCAGAATTTGTACAAATGTTTCTCTCAATCTGCGGAGGGGTGTCTATTGTCGGAGGGGCAGCGGCTGTAATCTTTAAATGGATTACTCCGGCATTTCGACTTAATAAGCGAGTAGAGACACTGGAAGAACATGATAAGCGGGACTTTGAAAGTCTTCAGAGGATTGCAGAGCGTGATTCATTGATTCTGGAAGTGTTATCGACTATGTTAGACAGTCAGATCAGTGGAAACAATGTCGAGGAATTAAAAAAAACAAAACAGAAGCTTACAAATTATCTTGCGCAGAATCAACGTTAGCATTAGTAAGGGGTATGCTCATGAAATTATATGTGTTCACAAAGAAAGATATAGACAGGTTTTTGATAGAGTGTAATTTTACACCGGATGAGGAAAGATTGTTCCGGTTGAGATGTCAGGAACACACTCTTGAATACTGTGCTGAACAGATGAATGTGAGCGTATCTACGGCGAAACGATTGAGCCGGAGAGTGAACAATAAAATAATAAAAGTATGCTGATACTTTTTGAACACTAATTAGAGCCAGAAACGACCTGTTTCCGGTTCTTTTTTTATGCAAAAATATAATCAGAAAGGCGGTGCATAAGATGGCATTATACAACAATCCTTATCAATATAGTTTTGGCGTTCCCGGACAGATGAACCAGTTTCAGCAACAGCCTGTCCAGATGCCAGCTCAACCAGTACAGCAACCACAGCAGAATAATAACGGAATCCTCTGGGTATCTGGCGAAGTTGGTGCGAAATCTTATCTGGTAGCGCCCGGGACAAGCGTTTTACTGATGGACTCAGAGTCAGAAAAATTTTATATAAAATCCACAGATGTTTCCGGTATGCCACAGCCATTACGAACATTTGAGTATCATGAGGCAGGCTCTCAGATGCCACCCAAACAGTCCACTCAGAACATGGACAGTAAATACGTCACCAGACAGGAATATGACGATTTAAAAGGCAAATACGAAGCTATCATAAACCGATTAAATTCATTTTCTGAACCTGTTAGGGTTAATACCGTACAGGAATCAGCAGCCAAGGGAGGAAATGCAGATGAGTAATCCATTATTCAATGCACTTGGCGGTGGAATGCCACAGGGAAACGGGCCAATGCAGATGATACAGCAGTTTATGCAGTTTAAACAGAATTTTAAGGGAGACCCGAAAGAAGAAGTCCAGAAAATGTTGCAGTCTGGACGGATTTCTCAACAGCAACTTAATCAAGTTCAACAGATGGCAGGACAATTTCAAAATATGCTGAAAGGAATGAAATAGTACATTACAATCTGGCCAGATTGATGTAAATACACAAAAAGGAGATTATAATTATGGATGGAAATTATAGCTTAGCAGATATTGCCGCCGCTACTGGAAAGTTCATTGCGTAGT